GTTAGTGCAGGACGATCTAAGAGCGCTGACATTATTTGCCTTAAAAGGTGAAGGACATGTAGCCGGTGCATAAAGGTAAAAGACATGTCAGTTGAAGCTACGGAGTACACACCGTCTAAAACCGGTAAGGAATTCCTACTCAGCCCTAAGAAAATAAAGATCATCAGCGGACCTGTGGGTTCGGGCAAGTCTGTCACGTGCATCATAGCAATCCTCAGAGAGTGCCAGCTCCAAGAGCCTGGCAAGGACGGTATTCGACGTTCTAGATGGGCGATAATTCGTAACACTAATCAGCAATTGATGGACACTGTACTAAAATCCTGGTTCCAATGGGCACCTGACGGAGCTGCGGGGCACTGGAAGGTGTCAGACCGGACGTTTTACCTGAAATTTGGGGACGTGCAGGCCGAGATCATGTTCAGGCCACTCGACTCTCCTTCGGATCTACAACGACTGCTCTCACTTGAATTAACTTCCGCTTATTTTAATGAGTTCAGGGAGATTGATAAGACAATTTTCGATGGTGTGCGTACAAGGATCGGGAGATACCCTGCTAAGAAAGATGGCGGGGCGACTAACGCTCATATTATCGCGGATACTAACCCGCCTGACATGGACAGTTGGCTGTATGACCTGATGGAAAACCCAGGTCCCCGGGACCATGAGATAATTCAAGTATTTAAGCAACCCTCTGGGCTGTCGCCCGACGCGGAAAATCTGGAGTGGTTGCCGGAGAACTACTATCAGGACATGATGGTAGGAGCAAACAAGGACTTTATTGATGTCCATGTCCACGGTGAGTACGGCAAATCCAACCTGGGTAAGCCGGTACATCAACGCTTCAGTGAGAGCATGCACGTACGCTCTGGCCTGACGCCGGAACCCGGGGTGCTTACCATCATCGGGATGGACTTCGGGCTCACGCCGGCTGCTGTGTTCAAACAGATCGATGGGTGGGGACGTGTCACTACCTTGGATGCGTTGTGGACTGATGACATGTATTTGGAAAAATTCATGCAAGAACGCGTCATGCCACTCATAAATCGCAGGTATTTACGGTGCCCGCTGCTGGTCATGGGAGACCCCTCTGGTAAGCGACGTGCGGACGGGAGAGGTGAAAGTTGCTTCGATGTGATAAAATCCTTCGATATCGAGTACATGAACCCCGACAGCATCACTAACGACCCTCAGATACGCATGGGAGCGACAGATCACTTCCTGTCATTACTGGCAGGGGACGGAGAACCGGCGTACATTTTGGACAAAAAGAACTGCAAACATCTCATATCAGCTTTGCGAGGTGGGTACAGGTTCAATAAAAAACGAGATGGTTCCTTCCAAATAACGGTAGATAAAGCTAATATTTACTCACATGTAGCTGAAGCAAACCAGTACGGGGATATGTTCTACCGCGGTAAGTTCAGTGATAAGTACGCTAAAAAGATGAGACGGCGGGAAGAATCAGCAGCAATGTCACCTTATCGACCACTAGACCCTGACATAGGATATTAAAGATGGAAGCTAAAAAGCACACAGCCAACCAGGAAATAGACACGTCGATAACCGAGGCGCTGGAGCAGGAAAAAAATAACGAGAAAGCGCGCCAGCAGGAAGATGCCTTGCAAGGGTTAGCCTCCTCCTTGTGTACGGAGTTCCGGACTTTCGCGACGCAGCGTAACCCCATCGAGCAGCGCTGGATACAGGATATGACCCAGTACCATGGGCGCTATTATAACGAGGAAGAATTAGGCTTCAACGAAGTTTCGGCGAACGCGGCCAGCACCAAGAAACGCAGTAATTTATTCGTCAACGTTACTCGGTCTAAAACCGATGCTGCCGAAGCACGCATGGCGGACATGCTCTTCCCTAGCGACGACAAAAATTGGGAGACACGCCCCACCCCTAATCCAGAGATGGCAGAAGCACTCAAAAATAAAACACCCGTGACGGTAAATGGCCAGCAGGTTATTAACGAGGATGTTTCGACCGCTGAGAATCAAGTTCCGATGACGGAAGGCGACTTAGCCAAGGCAGAGCTGGAAGATATCAAGATCAGATCAGATAAGATGTCCGTACAAATAGCCGACCAGTTGATCGAGTGTAACTATGCCTCGGAGTCACGTAAAAGTATTCGAGATACTGTGCTAATTGGCACCGGCATCATAAAAGGACCGATGCAAGTAGGTAAAACGCGCCGAGTCTGGGTTCCTAAGACCGAGGGCGACGCGACAGTTCATGTACTGGAGATCGAGGAGGTTGTGAGACCCTACGCGTACCGCGTGGATCCGTGGAACTTTTATCCGGACATGACAGCAAGTTGCATCGAGGAGTCCGAGAAGACCTTCGAAATCCAGTATAAAACCAAAGCGCAGATGAAAGAGCTGCTAAAAACTCCGGGGTTCATAAAATCACAAGTTCGTAAAGTGCTGTCAAAAAGCCCTAACGAGACCAAAGAAAGCGTGGTGAGTGACCATATTGAGCAGTTGCGCCGGTTGGCCGGTATTGACACCGCCGGGTTCACCGACAGTCGATACAAACTAATTGAGTACCACGGGCCTATAGACACGCAAACACTTGTGGCTCTGGGCATCGATATTGACGAAGATGACCCGCTGGATATGCGAGAAGGGTTCGTCTGGTTCGTGGATGACATCGCAGTTAAATTTGCACTCCATCATTTAGACTCCGAAGATAAATTGTATTCGGTTAATAATTGGGAGAAGGATGACGCGTCAATATTTGGGTACGGGGTTCCGTACACCATGCGCTCTCCTCAAAAAGTCATCAGCGCTGCGTGGCGCATGATCATGGACAACGCTGGTTTGAGTACCGGCCCTCAGATCGTCATCAACCGAGATATGTTGGAACCGCAGGACAGTAGTTGGGAGCTCACACCTCGTAAGATTTGGTACGCCAACGACGAAGATTTGGACATTACTAAGGCCTTCACTACCTTCAATATCGAGTCGCATCAGCAAGAACTTTTGCAAATATTTCACGAAGCAAAGAAATTGGCCGAAGAAGAAACTAACTTACCGATGGTATCTCAAGGCATGCAGGGTACAGCAGGGAGTACTTTCTCCGGCATGAGCATGCTGATGAACGCGAGCAATATCACGCTCAGGCGTGCAGTCAAGTACTACGACGACAACATGACAGTGCCGACCATCACCCGGTTCTACGACTGGAATATGCAGTTCAACCCAGACAATGACATCAAGGGAGATTTTGAGGTACACGCCCGAGGTACTGGAGCGCTAATGGTTAAGGAGCTTCAATCCCAGGGCTTGATGGCCATGATGAACTTCGCGAGCCACCCTACCTTCGGGCCTATGCTCAAGTCCGACGACCTGTTGCGTATGACTGCCAAGTCCTTACATGTGGACCCTAAGGAAGTGGTCAAAGATAGCGAGACTATTGAGAAAGAGGCAGAGGATCGCGCTAAATTGGCAGCGCAGCAAGGCGACGTAGTGTCAGCGGACGTGCAGGCCAAGGTCGAGGCGCAGTTAATTGTAGCTGAGATGAGCAAAGAAACAAACGAGGATAAGATGGCGCTGCAGCTACATCTGTCGGATCGCAAGACCGAGGAGTTGGTTGCCACACTTGCGGCGGAGCAAGGCCGGTCAGCAGATGAGATCGCAGCGCAGTACGACATCGAGAGTTATAAGGTCAGCGCCGAAGATCGCAGGTTCTACGATGAACTAGCCGTAAAATTAAAAGAGGGGTCTGGCATATGAGTGACTTCCACATAAATGAGACCTCTAACGAGTGGATCACTATCAAGGAACATTTGGAAGCGCGGCTAAAAGACTTGCGAGAAAAGAACGACAAACCCATGAGTGCGGAGAAAACTGCCTGCTTGAGAGGGCATATAGCCGAAGTTAAGATACTTCTTAAGCTGCCAGCAGGTAAATCACTGCCGGCTACCAAAGGAGTTTCTTATGAATATTGACAAAACGATAAGATATCCCTAATATTACAGTAAGAACAAGTATCGTTCGAAAATCGAACCATAGGAGTGAGTAATGTCATTAGCGCAAGACGCAGTAGAAAATGAAGATGTTGGGTCAGAAGAAGCAAGTTCGGAAGATATTTTTGCCGAGTTCGCCGCCAAACACGAAGGCGAAGAAGATCCAGCTAAAGACCCAGGCACCGAGGAATTTCTAACTGACGAGGAAAAGTCGGCGTTAGAAAAAGAAGGTCTGGAGGAAGGTGAAGAAAAAGAAATTTCAGCAGCTAAATCTGACGAGAATGATGAGGAAGAAGACCCTCTAGCGGACGTGCCGGATGCAGTAAAAGCGGTAATTACGGCAAATCAGGCTGAGATTGATCGCTTAAACCATAAAATTAAATCGGATGACGGCCGAGTTTCGGCGCTGCAAAAGAAAATTAATAAAATTCAGACGGAGTCTAAGTCAGACGCAATTTCTCCTAAGGAGTTTGCTGAAGCCTTCACAAGTAAGGAGTCCTGGACAACCTTCGCAGAAGAAAATCCAGAGTTGGCAGAGACCATGGGTGATTTCATGAAGGGCTTCGCTGAGAACGCGCAAGCAAATTTGGATGAAGCTAAAGAAGCGACAGATGCGTTGACCGAGTTATCTGAAGTAGAGGCTCAGAAATCAGCGGAAGATGAAGTAGGTGCAGCCTACCCAGAGTGGCAGGATTGGATAGCTAGTGATGAATTTAGCAGTTGGCTGACTACAAAACCAGCAGCACTGCAAGAAATCTTAGAAGACGGATCAGTGGAAGATTCGATATGGCTCCTAGGGCAGTACAAGGAGAACTTAATTAGTACGGGTAAGCTTGAAACCTCGCCACCTGCTGAAGTAAAGCCCAGCAAGGTCGCAAAAATTAAAGCAAAAAGAACTAAGCAACTTGAGGACGGTACACAAACCAAGTCTCAAGGAGGATCGGCAACGCCCATCTCCGAGAAGGATACAACAAGTTTGTTTGACTATTTCGTCGATAAGAGAAAAAAGGCGAGTTAAATTAATATAACGGAGTAAATTATGAATACATATGGTGATATTAGCCAGAGAACGGCATTATGGGCAGCCGTTGAAATGCTTGCTCATGCAGAGCCGATCCTGGTTTTAGCAAAATACGGTATGGCTAAACCCATGCCTCGCAATAAGGCGCAGAAAGTTAAATTTCGTCGTCCTATTCCTTACACAGTGTCTACAACTACTCTCGAAGAGGGTGTGACTCCTGCGTCTCAAAGCATGCGCTATGAAGATGTCGAAGCAACATTATCTCAGTACGGTGCAGTGACTGAGACTACTGACGTTGTTCAAGATTTGGCAGAAGATCCAGTCCTTCAGGACATGTCTATGCTATCTGGTGAGCAAGCAGCTGAAACGATTGAGTTAGTTACCTGGGGTGTTATTAAAGGTGGGACGACTGTCTTTTACGGAGCAACAGCAGATACCGCTCGTTCGGATGTAAATGACCCTATTTCACTTAGTCGTCAACGTGCAGTTACTCGTAGTTTGAAAGCACAGCGCGGCAAAAAAGTGACTAAGATGGTTGGCACTACTCCTAAGTTTGGTTCTGAGCCACTAGCACCGTCGTACCTCGCATTTGGCCATACTGACCTTGAGAACGATATTCGCGATATGCCTGGTTTCACTCCTACTGAGAAGTACGCGAGCCTTGAGCCACTACCTTACGAGATTGGTAAAGTAGAAGATGTGCGGTATATCCTAAGTCCAGTGTTAGTACCTTTCCAGGCAGCTGGTAGTGCGACATTGAACGGTATGGTTGCGGATGACTCAACTAACGTTGACGTTTACCCTCTCATCTACATTGCTCAGGATGCTTATGGCCTTGTACCACTTAAAGGCGATGGCGCTATCATACCATCGGTCTTGAACCCAGGTGTGCCGACTAAGGACGATCCATTAGGGCAGCGCGGGTATGTTGGTTGGAAAACTTATTTTACAGCAGTTCGCTTGAATGAAGCTTGGATGGCTCGCTTGGAAGTTGGTGCGACTGACCTAGGTTAATTAACAGCCTCGGCTAACGCCGGGGCAATTTAAGAGGACAATGATATGACTGAAAGTATCGTACAACGAACTACTCGATTTGAGAAAGGTCGTGGAAGAGATCTGCAGTTGTTACTCGACGCAGTGTTGGCTGACAATGCTGCATTGCGCGCAGACATGGCTACTCTGATTACAAACTCAGAAGCTAATACAACTGCACTGGACACTGCGATGGATGTGCTTATTGCTAAAATGAACTTGGATGGTGGCATTACAGATGTCAACTATGCGGCTTCTTTGACAGCTATGGCAGCTACCACGGCTACTTCTACAACACCTAACACAACTTCATAAGGGGTTATTAACATGACTATGAATTTACAAAATGTGGACCATGCAGATCTTAGACATCTGCTAGGTAACATGACATTTAACAGCGGGGTGTTGGCTATCGACGCCAACTCCGAAAACGTGCAAACTACTGCGACTATTGAGTTTTCTGTAAAAGGGATCCACTATACGAAAGCAGCGGTTGCGGAAATTGACGTAAGTACGCTAACTGGGCTGTCTTCAACCGCACTTGCCGACGGCAAAACTCAGATCTTCGGTCTTGAGTTAGTCTCTGGTGGCACTATCTCGGTGGTGTACGGCGAGCAGAAAGCCACAGCAGATATTACGGCAGGTACGCAAGTAGCTGACTGGCCTGTAGCTTCGGATGACTTGAGTACGATCTTCGGCGCAGTTAAAGTGGTCAATGCGTCCGGTGCTGATTTTGTTTTTGGCACTACTGGCCTAGATGCTTCTGGCATCACGGACACGTATTACAATATTTGCCGCTCTAGTTTATAAATAGAGCAAATAAGCTAACAATGACGCCCGGTATTTCGCCGGGCCTTAAAAGGATACTTATGAGTGAAAATAACGAATTTGATACAGGGTTAGGTGAGTTGGGCGACGCTCCAGCAGTTAAATTAACACCGCAGCAAAAAGCAGCAATAACTCGAAAGAAAAACATCGAAGCAAAAAAATTAGCAGCTGTAGAAGCAGCGGCAACTGAAGGCGCAGCATTGTTAAATAGTGCGGCAGAGCTTCAAAACACACCTTCTTTGGAGTCTGTTGTTGTGGCAGCTCCTGAAAAGAAAAAGCATAAATACGCAC